ATTCTAAATCGCTTTACAAAAAAATTTTTTTCACTATATATTGAGTTGCGTGGTTGTTTTCAAAGTGAGTCGCACCTGATTTGAGTCGCAACCGCGCACCAACGGTTAACAACCTGCGAGTGAAAATGACTATAACAGTAGAACCCGAAATGGGAGTTCCGTTAGATACTGTAAAACCTTCTATTGATTTGAAGGAACGTACCGCTACCGCTGCTAATACGGTTAAGGAACTAGAAAAACACGGGTTAGATACCACTGTTAATAAGGAATCCAAGGATATTGCCTCTAAGATATCAACAGCTTATGCAGAGGACCCTGGTAAAACTTCAAAGAAAGTGTCTCATAAGAAACTTGCAACCCTAACACCCGCTTCAATTATACTAACAAACAGTATTATACAGGAGTTTGGGCGGTCTGTAGTAGAAAATTCCTTACAAATTCGCCACCTTGTCACTAATAAACTGCTTTTAGAGACAGATAACCCCGATCCGAGGGTGAGAATACGTGCTTTAGAGCTTCTAGGTAAGATATCAGACGTAGGATTGTTTGCAGAGAAGTCTGAAGTTACTGTAACTCATCAGTCAACGGATGATTTGAGAGAGAAATTACGTTCAAAACTAGCAAAACTAGTAAATCCAGAGGAAGAAACCGAAGATGCCGTTGTTATTAACGGTGAATCTATAGATATAGAGGAAGAATTAGGGCTAAAGGACAACAATGAGCGCAGTTAACTCTACATTAGACTTCTCTGAGACTGAAATTCAGGTTATGTTGGATAATTTAGACCACTATACCCCTGACGAGGTGGCAGAAATTGATAGAATGGTCGATGAGTTAGCCACTCGCGGTAAAAACCAGAGGGCTTACGATGATTTAATAGCGTTTTGTCAACATATGCAGTCTGATTACATAGTTGGGAAGCACCATAGGCTTCTAGCTAACATGTTAATGGACATAGAACAGGGTAAAAAAGACCGTATTTGCGTGAACATACCCCCTAGACATGGTAAATCTCAGCTTGTTTCTATCTTTTTTCCCGCATGGTTCTTGGGTAGAAACCCTAATAAGAAGGTAATGATGGTATCACATACGACCGATCTAGCGGTAGATTTTGGTAGAAAAGTACGTAACTTGATTGCCACAGATGAATATGCGTCTATATTCCCTACTGTAAAGCTTGCTATTGACTCTAAATCAGCGGGAAGATGGAATACAAACTCAGGAGGTGAATATTATGCTTGTGGAATTGGATCATCTATTGCTGGGCGTGGTGCTGATTTACTTCTTGTTGACGATCCTCATTCTGAGCAAGATGTAATTAACGGTAACTTTGATGTTTTTGAGAAGGCATATGATTGGTTTACCTTTGGCGCACGTACACGTCTTATGCCTGGGGGCCGTGTAGCTATTATACAAACACGTTGGCATATGGACGACTTAACAGGGCGTGTTACTAAAGATATGAGCCAGAATGATAAGTCTGACCAGTATGAGATTGTAGAGTTTCCTGCTATACTAAAGATTGAAGATAAGAAAACTAAGAAAGAAGTAGAGAAACCTCTGTGGCCTGAGTTCTTTGACATGGAGGCTCTGCTCAGAACTAAAGCGTCTATGCCTGTGTTCCAGTGGAATGCTCAGTATCAACAAGAACCTACAGCAGAAGAAGCCTCTATTGTAAAAAGAGAATGGTGGATGCGGTGGAAGAACGAGGAACCTCCTATATGTGAATATATTATCATGTCTTTGGATGCAGCTGCTGAAACACATAATAGAGCTGACTATACGGCATTAACAACGTGGGGAGTTTTCTTAAACGAAAACGATAATACACATGGCATTATACTTTTAAATAGTATAAAGAAACGCCTAGAGTTCCCAGAGTTAAAAAATTTATCGTTAGAAGAGTACGACAGATGGAATCCAGATTCGTTTATTGTGGAGAAGAAAAGTGCAGGTACGGCTATATATCAGGAGATGAGACGTATGGGTATTCCTGTACAGGAGTATACTCCTCACAGAGGATCAGGAGATAAACTAGCACGTCTAAACTCTGTAACTGATATTGTATCGTCAGGTTTAGTATGGGTTCCTGAGACACGCTGGGCAGAGGAATTGATAGAAGAGGTTGCAGGATTTCCATTTATGAGCCATGATGACCTCGTGGATTCTACTGTTATGGCACTAATGCGGTTTCGGCAGGGAGGATTCCTACGGCTACCAAGTGATGAACTAGATGACATTATATACTTTAAGCAGAGAAAAGGTGGATATTACTAATGGCTATTGAAAAAAGTTTGTACCAAGCCCCTAATGGAATAGATACAGAAGAGGGGAAATCGCTAGAGATAGATATAGTTAATCCAGAGATGGTAACTTTTGATGACGGTAGTATGGAAGTAACGATTATACCTGATGCAGCTACAGCAGACAGCATCCCCTTTGATGGTAATATAGTAGATTTTTTAGAAGATACCCAGTTATCAGCTTTGTCTGGAGACTTACTTGATATGGTAGAGTCTGATATGGACAGTCGTAAAGAGTGGGCTGATATCTTTGTAAAAGGGTTAGATGTGTTGGGTTTCAAATATGAGGAACGCACTGATCCTTGGGAGGGAGCTTGTGGAGTGTACTCTACCGTGTTAGCAGAAGCTGCTATACGCTTCCAAGCTGAGACTATGAGTGAGACGTTTCCTTCCGCAGGACCAGTAAAAACAAAAATACTTGGTGAGGAGACTAAAGAGAAAGAAGCAGCAGCAACCCGTGTGAAGGCTGATATGAATTATCAGTTAACAGAAAACATGGTAGAGTATCGCCCAGAGCATGAAAGATTACTATATAATCTTGGTTTAGCAGGGTCTGCGTTTAAGAAAGTGTACTATGATCCTAATTTAGGGCGACAGTGTGCTATATTTATCCCAGCTGAAGATGTAATCGTCCCCTATGGCGCATCACATATAGAGACAGCAGAACGTGTTACACATGTAATGCGGAAGACTAAGAATGAATTGAAGAAGCTACAGGCAGTAGGATTTTACAGTGATATAGACTTAGGAGAACCCGAACCTTACCACACGGACATAGAAGAACGTAAGGCCGAAGAAGGTGGGTACTCTCTTACAGATGATGACCGTTATGCTATATACGAGATACACGCAGATATTGTTATTGAGGGCGTTGACGATGAGGATGATATCGCTCGTCCCTACGTGGTTACTATAGAACGTGGTTCAGGGTCTATTTTAGCTATACGTAGGAACTATGCCCCTGAAGACACTTTAATGTTAAAACGGCAACATTTTGTACATTACGTATATGTACCAGGATTTGGATTTTACGGGTTAGGACTTATTCATATTATAGGTGGCTACGCCCGTGCAGGAACCTCCTTGATACGCCAGCTCGTAGATGCTGGTACACTAGCTAACCTCCCTGGCGGTCTAAAGGCCCGTGGTCTTCGTATCAAGGGGGACGATACGCCTATAGAACCTGGGGAGTTTAAAGATGTAGATGTGCCATCAGGTAGTATACGGGATAATATTATGCCGTTACCATATAAAGAACCTAGCCAGACTCTCTTGGCATTACTCAATCAAATTACAACTGAGGGTAGAAGACTAGGGGCTATCAGTGACATGAATATATCAGATATGTCGGCTAATGCCCCTGTAGGTACAACACTGGCTCTTTTAGAGAGAACCCTCAAACCTATGGCAGCAGTACAAGCCCGCGTACATTATGCTATGAAACAAGAGTTTAAACTCTTAAAGATGATAATGTCTGAGTATGCCCCTGCAGAGTATTCTTACTTACCTGAAAGAGGTGAGATGACCGCAAGGCAGGTTGATTACTCTATGACAGACGTTATTCCTGTATCTGATCCTAATAGTTCTACTATGGCGCAAAGGGTTGTACAGTATCAAGCTGTCCTGCAGATGGCGCAACAAGCCCCACAGATATATGACTTACCACAGCTACATAGACAGATGATAGAAGTATTAGGGGTAAAGAACGCTGAGAAGCTTGTACCGACTAAAGATGATATCAAACCTTCTGATCCTGTTAGCGAGAACATGGCAGCTCTATTAGGTAAACCGATGAAGGCTTTCATTTACCAAGACCACGAAGCACATATCGCTGCACATATGGCGTTCATGCAAGACCCAATGATTGCTCAAATGATAGGGCAGAACCCACAAGCCAAGAGAATTATGGCTGGACTGCAAGCTCACATAGCAGAGCATCTAGGGTTTAAGTATAGAAAAGATATTGAGCAGCGTGTAGGCGCACCACTTCCTGCACCTAATTCAGAGCTATCTGAAGAGATTGAGGTTAATCTAGCTAGAGTCGTTGCCGAAGCAGGTAAACAACTAACTCAGGCTAATATGCAACAAGCAGCACAAAAACAAGCTATGGCTAAAGCAAAAGACCCAGTGGTTCAAATGCAACAAGCTGAGATGCAGATCAAACAGTCTGAAGTTCAACGGAAAGCTCAGAAAGATGCAGCAGACACAGCACTAGGTAAGGAGAAGCTTAATCTTGAGAAGACTAAGGTACAGATAGATGCTCAAGAGAAAGGTGTTAAGCTACAGGCAGATAAAGTTAAGGAAGATAATAAATTGGACTTAGAACTCTTCAAAACAACTAGGAAACAATAATGGCTAAAACCGTCTTTGACGTGCTTAAAGAAAAAATCGAAGAAGAAATAACTTCTGCAGAAGAATTTCTTAGTGGCGGGGGAGCAAGAGACTTTTCCCAATACAAAGAAACAACTGGTTTGATACGGGGTCTTCAAATTAGTTTATCGTACATAGAAGACCTCTCGCGCAATAACATGGAAGATGACAATGACTGAATCAGTAAAATTAGTACAAGATAATACAACGGAAGAAGAGCTTGATGTTCAACTTCCTGTACCTGTTGGGTATAGAGTTTTAATAGCTATGCCTGAAATTGAAGAAACCTACACGGACACAAAAATCCTAAAGACTAAAACTGTTATGCACCAAGAACATATCATGTCTATTATTGGACTGGTGCTTGATATGGGTAGTCAAGCTTATACAGACAAAGAACGGTTTGGAGACAAACCTTGGTGTAAAGTAGGCGACTATGTAATGTTTCGTGCCAATACTGGTACGCGATTTAAAGTCGGTGATATTGAATATCGTTTAATGAACGACGATTCAATAGAAGCTGTGGTTACTGATCCTCGCGGTGTAGCGAGAGCATAAGGAATATAAAATGGCATTTCAAAAAGTAGAATATAATTTTCCTGACGATGAAAAAAAAGATATAGATATTGAAAGTTCTAGCGCAGTGGAGATTGATATATCTGGAAAAAAGAAAGAAGAGGCAGATGAGTCCAAAAGCCAAGAAAATAATAAAAGAAGCGAAGTGGCTCCTGTTGAAGACAACTTTGAAATTGAGGTTGTCGATGATACGCCAAAAGCTGATAGAAATCGTAAGGCTTCCGAGCCACCTGAAGAGGTCACTGATGAGGAGTTGCAAAAATATTCTGATCAAGTGCAAAAACGTATTAAGCACTTCAGTAAAGGCTATCACGATGAAAGGCGGGCAAAAGAATCTGCGTTCAGAGAAAAACAAGAGTTAGAGAGTTTAGCTAGAACTCTTGTTGAAGAAAATAAAAAATTAAAAGGCAATGTTAGCAAAAATCAAGAAGCATTACTAGAGCAAGCTAAGAAGGGCGCATCTGTAGAGCTAGAACAAGCTAAAAAAGCATATAAGAATGCGTATGAGTCTGGAGACGCAGATGCTGTTGTCGAAGCACAAGATAGCTTAACCAATGCTAAGATTAAGACAGATAAGCTACAGAACTTTAAATTGCCCACTTTACAAGAAGCAGAAACTCCTGTACAACCAGAAACAGATAGTGTTCCTAAAACACAGGCTCAACAACAAGTTGATCAAAAAGCCGTATCATGGTCTCAAAAGAACCCGTGGTTTGGTACAGATGATGAAATGACGAGTCTTGCTTTAGGTCTGCACAACAAGTTAGCAAAGCAGGGTGTAAACCTGCAAAGCGATGAATACTACGAGGCAATAGATACTCGTATGCGCCAGCTCTTCCCCGATAATTTTGATGGGGGAGGAAAATTAGAGGATGAACAGCCGAAGCAAAAGCCAAATGTGGTCGCACCCGCAACGCGGAGCCTACCTGTTAAAAAGGTTAAATTATCGAAGACTGCGGTTACAATAGCTAAAAAGTTAGGAGTCCCCCTAGAATTATACGCCCAAATGGTTGCAGAAGAAATGAGGAAAGAAAATGGCTGAAAACAGAATTAACCGTGAAGACGGTACTCGTGAAAACAATGTTCGTAAAAGAAGTTGGCAGCGCCCAGAGGTTTTACCTTCGCCACATCCAGAAAAAGGTTATGCTTTTAGATGGATACGAACTAGTAATCAAGGGCAAGTTGACGCCACTAATGTATCCTCAAAATTACGTGAAGGTTGGGAACCTGTAAAGGCAAGCGATCATCCTGAAATTACGATGGTAACTGTAGAGAACGAAAGATTTGCAGATAACGTGGTAATAGGAGGATTAATGCTCTGTAAGGCTCCTGTTGAGTTAGTAGGAGAACGTTCTGACTATTATAAACAACAGACAGATAATCAAATACACTCAGTGGATAACAACCTCATGCGAGAAAACGACCCTCGGATGCCTATCTTCAATGAAAGGAAGTCGAAGGTTACTTTTGGAAAAGGTAGTTAATTTTAATATAGGATAATTTAGGAGACTAATTATGGCTTATCCAACTATATCTGCCCCCTATGGGCTTGTACCTGTTGGTTTAATTGGTGGACGGTCTTATGCAGGTTCTACTCGCCAAATGAGAATAGCTAGTAACTACGGTACAGCTATCGGCAAAGGTGATTTAGTAAAACGTGTAAATGACGGCACTATTGAACGTGACGGAAGTACAACAGCTTTACCAGCTACTGGCACACTAGGTGTCTTCATGGGTTGTCAATATACTGACCCAAATACTAGCCAATTAACATTTAACAACCAATATCCTGGTAGCATTGTTGCTAGTGACATTGATGCGTTTATCGTTGATGATCCTGATGTTGTGTTAAAAGCAGCTCTTTGTTCTTCAGGCACAACTATGGCTACAGTAGGGCGAACAGCTATTGGCAATAAAATTTCAATAATCAGCAACACATTAAATACTTTAAATGGTCGTTCTAAATTGGCTCTTACGTCTGGGTCGATTGCAACAACGTCAACATTACCATTTCAAATTATTGATGTAGTTGAAGATACAAAGACGGGTAGCGACGCTTTTCAAGAAGTTCTTGTTATATATAGCGCACATGAAGACAATGGCAGTAACGTGTCTATTGGCGGTCATGCTTATCGTAACCCTGTCGGCTTGTAGGAGGTATAGACAATGGCAATATCCCGCGCACAACTTCTTAAAGAACTACTTCCTGGCCTTAACGCACTCTTCGGTTTAGAGTATGCTAAGTACGGTGAGGAACATGCAGAAATTTTTGAATCAGAAACTTCTGACCGTTCATTTGAAGAAGAAACCAAGCTGAGTGGCTTCTCAGCTGCACCTGTTAAAGACGAAGGCTCTGCCATCGAATATGACAATGCACAAGAAGCTTTTACGTCACGATATAACCACGAAACAGTGGCAATGGGTTTTTCAATTACTGAAGAAGCTATTGAGGATAACCTGTATGACTCATTGTCATCTCGTTATACTAAAGCACTAGCTCGTGCTATGGCGTATACAAAACAAGTAAAGGCAGCTTCTATATTGAACAATGCCTTTGATTCAGGTACTACTTATGGAGATGGAGTGGAACTCTGTTCTACTGCACACCCTCTAGTTTCAGGTGGTACTAACTCAAACGAACCAGCAACTGCTGCTGACTTGAATGAAACTTCTCTTGAAGCTGCTGTCATTCAAATCGCAAGTTGGACAGACGAGCGTGGCTTACTAATAGCTTCAAAACCTCGTAAGTTGGTTATCCCACCGAATTTACAGTTTGTGGCAACTAGATTGCTAGAGACTGAAGGACGTGTGGGAACCGCAGATAACGATCTGAATGCAATCCGTAACAACGGTGCAATTCCAGAGGGTTATACTGTTAACCACTATCTAACAGATACTGACGCATGGTTCTTAATGACAGACGTTCCAAATGGTCTAAAGCATTTCACACGTAGTCCAATGGCTACTTCAATGGATGCTGACTTTGATACAGGTAACAGTCGTTACAAAGCCAGAGAGAGATATTCTTTCGGTGTATCAGACCCGTTAGGAATCTTTGGCTCCCCAGGAGCATAAATAATATTAAGGGGTGACTTGCGGGTTGCCCCTTTTTACTTTATAGTACAAAAATTACCTTGACAGTTACATGGTGTGACTGACTCTAGCCACTACAAGGAGATTTCATATGGCTAATACAACTTTTAAAGGTACTATCCGATCTGAGGGTGGATACCAACAAATAGCAACTGCCGACTCTACAGGCGTTGAAACCACGAATACTTCAGTAGATTCTAGTGGTAATGTGTCAATAGGTGGCACACTTGGTGTAACAGGAAACACCACAGTCGCAAACTTTAACGGTATGACTTCATATTTTAACGCGGGTGTAGGTACAACCATGTTGGGCATGAACCCTCAGTGGAACCAAAACTTTGGTAAAGCAGGGGCAACAGGTGTTGTAGCTAACGTAGACGATGTTCTTACTGAGCCGATTACTGCTCTTAAACTTGCAATCGCTCTTGAGGGTGTTGCAGGTCAGACAGATGCTGTAACAGCTGCACAAGCTAGCGCTATCTTCGGTGGCACAGGTGTTGCAGGTTCAGACTTTGCAATCACTGCAGGTGCTACATCTATTGGCGCTAACCAGTCAGTTGTACGGTATACGGGTGACGTAGGCTCTACATTAGCTTTAACGGCATCAACTACTGACCTTGCTTCAGATACGCATAAGAGTTTGATTATATTCACTAATAATGTGTTTACAGCAAGTCAAGCACTTACATTACAAGTTCACACAAATAACGAACTTGATGCTTCTTCGTTTGAAGCTTTTGTAACAGGCGCAGGTACAGGTGTACTTGAGCGTGAAGCTACAACTACTGATGATCACGCTAAGATCATTCTCACAGCTTCTGCAGCAACTACTACTCTTCTTGCGGGTTCATACATATATTTTGAAGCTGCTGCTGATACAGATAGTATGGTTGTTAAAATGATGCTAAGAACTTCTGGTGGTACAATCGCAGTAACTACCGCTAACAACTAATGATTAATTGGGTGGGGGTAACTCCCCACCTCCCCAGAATAGGAGATTTATATGGGACTCTCAGATGTTAAGGTTCTTACAATAAGTGATGAAAATGCAGCAGATGCAGATAGGTTAGTTACAGCAGCTAGGCCGAACACTGGCGCAACAATGGCAAATACCACGTTTGCAGGTGGGGCTGCTAGAAATGTTACAGTAACAACTGCAGGAACTGGCGATAACGCTAAGACTAATACTATTGTAGGAACAGATGTTTTTGGTAATGCTCTTACTGAAGTTATAACTTCAACAGGTTCTGCAGAAGCCGTAGCAGGTACAAAATTATTCTTGACGGTTACTTCTGTAACAAGTTCAACGCAGTTTGCTGCTAATATTACAGTTGGTTCAGGCTCTTTGTGCGCTCAAGCTATTGAAGGAAGTAACCGTGTAAGATTAAAAGGTATGTCAATTACATCTGGTGGGACAGCAGGAGATGTAGAGTTTGTAGATGGCTCTCCTGAAGATGGTACAACTTTGTTTAAATCTAGGACTATAGGCACTGCTAATACTGTTATTGATAGAACTATACCCGCAGAAGGTGTTTTGTTTGCTAGTGGTTTAGTGATTAAGTACACACTAGATACCACTGACATGACAACAATATTTTATGCGTAACGACTACAAAAAAGGCGGGCGAGTTCGTAAAGGCAAAGGCATGAAAGGTATGTCTATTAGTAGTGGTGACAAACGCCCTACTAAGTCTGGCGCGGGCATGACGGCTAAAGGTGTAGCTAAGTATAGAAGAAATAACCCTGGGTCAAAACTCAAGACAGCTGTTACAGAAGATAAGCCCACGGGTAAGAGAGCATCTAGGAGAAAGTCATATTGCGCTCGTTCAGCAGGGCAAATGAAGAAGTTCCCTAAAGCAGCAAAAGACCCTAACAGTCGTTTACGGCAAGCAAGAAGAAGGTGGAAGTGTTAATGGCTAGTAAAAAACAACTACAAAATGATATTATTAGGTTAGAACGTCTTATGGACGCAGATATTGTCGCAAGAGGCGGTAAATTTGGAGATGAAAGTGTTAGAGATAAACTAGAATCCGCATATGTTCGCTATTCAGATAAATATGGTAAATCTTTTGGAAGAGGTAAAGAATACTCTAGTGGTGGCAAAGTCCGTGGCATGGGTGCAGCTACGCAAGGTGGTAAATTTACGAGGAATGGTTAATGACTATATCCCGCGCACAAATGGGTAAACAAATAATGAACCCACCTAATAAACTATCAAAACTCTCACAGAAGAGAAAAAAGGTGGCAAACAAGGGGAGAAAAAAGAAGGATGGCGTACCTACAAAGTAACATACCCTATTTTAAAGCATGGGTTCGCAGAGAGTACACGAAGAATTTAGAGGATTATCACGGAGAATTTTTACACGCTATGGTAGTCGCAGTAACAACAATGCCGAACAGGACTCTCAGTTTCCAAGTTATATTTACTGGGTGTGAGTCAGATAATACGGATGATCCTAATGTTCATGGTGGAGCTATGTGGGCAAGGATGCCTTTAACGGCTCTCGTTGCTGATGTAGCCTATGAAGAATGGCCTACGGAACTTCCCCCCTATATAGCACAACCTTGGGATTGTATGTCTCATAATCATTCTGTTTATAAAATAGAAAGAGCTTCACCTGCCCCTTGGATAGCTAAAGTTGATGGGGAGTTCTTCCCTGCTAAATACTATTTCACGGTGGATTATACAGATAGTGAAGTAGCTGACGATCCTGCTCAACATAAACAAAGTCATGTGCTTGAATTATTAGACGCAGGAGAGTATACTGGTAATATTGTTGCTCTACCTAACAATAGAGTTCGGGTTACACACCCTGCGTGGTTTGAAACAGGTGAAGGCGCACCAGACTTTAGACCAAATCAACACACTTTCAATTCAAAAGAAGACGTGTCTTATGTCTGGGACACTGATCGTGTTTTCAATAATTTATATAAGGAGACAGACGAATGAAGAAGATGAAGAAAAAAGGTTACGCTAAAGGTAAAACGGTTAAACCTGACTTTTTAGATATTGATAAAGATGGTGATACAACTGAGTCAATGAAAGCAGCTTCAGGTAAAAAAGCTGGCGGTATGATGAAGAAAAAGAGTTATGCCAAAGGTAAAATGGTCAAAGGCGCTGCTAAAGGTGGCATGATGAAGAAAAAAGGCATGGCTGCAGGTGGCATGATGAAGAAAAAAGGCATGGCTAAAGGTGGCATGATGAAGAAAAAAGGCATGGCTAAAGGTGGTAAAGTGCGTGGCGCAGGTATAGCTAAAAAAGGTGTAAGACCTACAAAGATGAGGTAGATATGCGTAGATATTATAAATCTGGGGGTAAGATTTGTCCTAAAGGTAAATCGTGGGCGAAACGAACTTTTGACACTTACCCCAGCGCGTATGCTAATATGGCTGCGTCTAAATATTGCAAAGACCCAAATTATGCTAAAGGTAGTAAAAAGAAGAAGAAAAGCTAATGGGTGAGCTTAAAGATTGGGTAAAACAAGATTGGGTTCGTATTGGTACGGACGGCAAGATAAAAGGTAAATGCGGTACTTCTAAAGATAAGAAGAATCCCGACAGGTGTTTGCCAAGAAGTAAAGCTAACAGTCTTAGCCAATCACAAAGAGCGACTACGGCTAAGAAAAAGAAGCGAGCAGGAGCAAAAGGAAAAACGGTGGTAAAAAATACAAAACCTGCTACAGTACGTTTAGCACATGGCGGTTTAGCTAGGAGAAGAAGATGACTGATAGAGAAAAAGAGTTAAGAGAAGAGTACTTTGATGGCCCAGCTTCTGACAGTATGAGTCTAAAACAATTTTTTCTATCAAAAGGTTTTAACCCTGACAAGTTTAGAGAGGGTGGTTTAGCGCGAGGTAAACGAAGTATTGCTAGAGGGTGTGGCGCTATTATGGAAAAAAGACGTAAGAAAACTTTATACACTTAGGAGACAATTATGGCAAAACTAGAAATTATTTACGCTAAAGATGATGAAAGGGGTAATTCTCGTTATCACATTGGCTCTTACGATAGCAACGGTACTTTAACTATTGTAGACCCAAAATTAAGAAAACATCATAGAGCTTTAACAATTCTTGCGGAACTATCAGGTAAAAAAGATACTTCTGACGCTCCTAAATATAAAAACATGACTAAGAAAGAGTTAGAAGAAACTATGAGAACTCATGGTATTGAGCTAGACAGGAGAAAAAGTAAATCTGTTCTGTTAAAAGAAGTAGAAACGTTTTTCGGAGCAAAATAACTTATGGCTACTTCAGGAACTACAGCATTTGATATGGACTTCACGGAGATCGCTGAAGAAGCTTGGGAACGTGCAGGACGTGAAATGCGTTCAGGCTATGATCTACGTACTGCTCGTAGGTCTATGAATCTTTTAACGATAGAATGGCAAAATCGTGGGCTTAATCTATGGACAATAGATGAGCAAACAGTGTCCATTACATCAGGCACTTCTCAATATACTTTAGCTTCAGATACAATAGACGTATTAGATCAAGTCATAAGAGAAAATTCTGGAAATACTTCTACTCAATCTGATCTCACCATAAGTCGTATTGGTGTAAGTACTTACGCTACCATCCCTAACAAGTTAACACAAGGTAGGCCAATTCAAGTTTGGATAGAAAGACTTCGCGCTGCGCCTAGAATTAATCTGTGGCCTGTGCCTAACAAAAGTTTTACTTTCGTGTATTGGAGAGCCAGAAGAGTAGAAGATGCTGGTAGCGGTGTAGAAACAGCGGATATGAACTTTAGATTTTTACCCTGTTTAGTAGCAGGATTAGCTTATTATATTGCTATGAAAACGCCCGAATTAGCCGAGCGTGTAACTATGTTGAAAACAATTTACGAAGAGCAGTATAGCCTTGCTGCAGGAGAAGACAGAGATAAAACGTCTGAACATTTTGTACCAAGAGTAGGAAGGATATGACAAAAAAGTTTGCATCTAGTAAAAAGGCAATAGCAGAATGTGATGTTTGTGGGTTTCAATTCAAACTACGTGAGCTGCGGAGTAAAGTTGTTAGAGGTAGGGATACTAACATTCTAGCTTGTCCTGAGTGTTTTGATGGTGATCATCCACAAAATAAACTAGGTATGTTTCCTGTAGAGGACCCTCAAGCTTTAAAAAACCCACGCCCAGACTTTGCGGGACGTGATAGTAGTAGGAACGTGCAATGGGGGTGGAATCCTGTAGGGGATGGGAATAATTTTTACGGGTTATCAGTTAACAAACTAGCTGCCGTAGGAGCAATAGGCGAAGTAACAGTAACAACGAGCTAAAATATGAATTATACATCGTTAAAAACTAATATTCAGGATATATGCGAAACATCTTTTTCAGATGATCAGTTAGCATTGTTTACTCAACAAGCAGAACAAAGAATTTATAATATGGTTCATATTGCTGCTATGCGTAATGTTGATAGTAGTAGTTTAACCGCTGGTAATGAGCTGTATACTACACCTGATGGGTATTTATACACTTATAGTTTAGCAATAGTAAATAATGATACTCAGACTTTTTTATTAAACAAAGATGTAAACTTTTTAAGAGAAGCATATCCCGTAACTACAACTGCTAAACGTGGGCTACCAAAGTTTTATGCTTATCACAGCACTTCAGGCAATAAAATAAAATTTATGTTTTCTCCAATTCCAGACGCTAATTATACATTAGAACATATATACGCTAAATATCCAACGTCTATAGTGACAGCAGGTGGCACATACTTAGGAGATAATTTTGATTCTGCATTGTTAAATGCTGCATTAGTAGAGGCTGCTAGATTTCAAAAAAGCGAACCTGATATTATACAGAATTACGATAAGATGTTTCTTGACTCAATTTCTCTATTAAAGAACACAGCTGATGGTAAGTTAACTCAAGATTATTATCGTTCAGGGCAACCAAGAGCAGATGTGAGGTGAGATGGCTTTTACTGGTAATTTTTTATGTACATCATTTAAAGTAGCTCTACTAAACGGAGAAATGGATTTTAGTAGTGATACTTCTCAATCTTTTAAAATTGCTTTGTATACTTCAAGTGCAACGCTAAATGCTAGTACAACAGCTTATTCTACTACAAACGAAATCTCAGGCACAGGCTATACAGCAGGTGGTAATACATTAACAATAGGAACTAACCCTACTAACAGCACTTCAGGTACAGTTGCGTTTTTAAGTTTTTCTGATTCTTCCTGGGCTAGTTCTACTATAACAGCGAGAGGTGCTTTAATATACAAATCGGGTGGAACCGACCCTGCTGTAGCAGTATTAGATTTTGGAGCAGACAAAACTTCAAGCAGTAGTACATTCAAAGTTGAATTTCCTGCAGTATCTGATACAACAGCAATTATACGTATTGGCTAGAAAGGTATAAAATATGGCAAGTACTTTCGAGAATGACCTTCGGCTAGAAGAGATAGGGACAGGCGAACAATCAGGAACCTGGGGCGCTACTACAAATACTAACATGGAGTTGATCGCAGAGGCTTTTAGTTATGGCACAGAGGCGATTACAACAAACGCAGATACTCACGCAACAGTAGTAGCAGACGGTGCAACAGACGAAGGGCGTTCTATGTACTTAAAGTACACAGGCGCATTAGATTCTACTTGCACAATAACAATATCAGCAGGGTCTGCAGGGACTTTTACATTATCGAAAGTTTGGTTAATTGAAAATGCTACCACTGGGGGGCAATCTATAATTATAACTTCAGGGTCTGGCGCTAGCATAACTATCGCTAATGGACAAGTTAAGATGGTTGCTACTGATGGAGCAGGGTCTGGCGGGATTGTTTATGATTTGCTCCAAGACCTAGCTGTACCTGATTTGTTTGTAGATGATGACCTAACTTTACAGTCTGATGGGGCAGTACTTGGTTTTGGCGAAGATACAGATGTAACTCTCACGCACGTAGAAGACACAGGGTTGCTGTTAAACGCTGCTATGAAGGTACAATTTAGAGATTCTGCTATATCAATTAGTTCTAGTGCTGACGCTACATTAGATTTAGCAGCAGATGGAGACATAAACCTCACGGCTGGAGTAGACATAAATATTCCAGCAGATGTTGGACTAACCTTTGGTAATGATGGCGAGAAGATAGAAGGTGACGGCACAGACCTCACTATCGCAGGTAACAACATTAATCTTACCGCTGTAGAAGACGTGAACATACCATCAGGTGTTGGACTTACCTTTGCAACTGCAGAAAAAATAGAATCAGATGGCACTGATCTTTCTATAACTGTAGGTTCAGGTGGGGATATAAATATTCCTGCTAATATCGGATTAACCTTTGGTGATGATGGTGAGAAGATTGAAGGTGACGGTACTGATCTTACTATATCAGGCAATAACATTAATCTTACAGCTGTAGAAGACGTTGTCGTACCCGCTAACGTGGGCATTACCTTTGGAACTGGTGAGAAGATAGAAGGTGATAACACTGACCTTACCATAACTTCTGGGGCTAAAATTAACCTAGCTGCCAACTCAGATGTACATTTAGCCAACAATATAGGAATGGTATTTGGAGATGCTGGTGAAAAGATAGAAGGTGATGGCACTAATCTTGCAATTAACTCTTCAGGTGATGTTAATATTACAGCTACAACTGTTGACCTTAACGGTAATTTAGAAGTCTCAGGCACGATCACACTGGGTTCTGGCGCAGTAATATCTGAAGCCGAGCTAGAGTTGTTAGACGACGTTACTGCTGGTACAGCAATCGCTTCTAAAGTGGTTACTACAGATGCAAATATAGATACAACAGGACAAAGAAACCTCACCATTACAGGCGAGCTAGACGCAGCTACGGGTGACTTCTCTGGCGCAGTGGACATAGCAGGTGACTTAACATTGTCTGCAGGGGCTGATGGGGCTTTAAACTTCAGCGCAGCAAGTTCAGTTAAGATACTAGACAATAATGCTGCATCTTTAGTGTTTGAAGAAGCTGACAACGCTTACATGACGTTTGTTACAACAAATAGCTCTGAAGAAGTCCAGTTTGACGTAAACGTAGATTTAAACGGTGATCTTGATGTGTCTGGCACAGGGCTAGTTACAGGTGTCCTGACCACTACAGCTACACAGGTGGCAACTGGTGGAATTACAAGTGGTTCAAATATTGTTTCTGATACAGACAGCACTGATGATCTCGGTACAAACAGTGTTCGTTGGGCTAACTTGTATGTTGATGGTATTACTGCAACTGATCAAATAACAGCTACTGGATTTACTGGTACGTTAGATGGTATTCTTGGGTCTGGCTCTGCTGCTGCAGCAACTGTAACAACTCTTGATTCAAGCGGTGCTGTTAACTTAAATCTTACTACTGACTCAACTAGCTCAACTTCAGGTGCTTTGATTGTTGACGGAGGAGTTGGCATAGCTAAGAAGTTGTTTGTTGGTACAGACTTAGTTGTTTCAGGCGATTTAACGGTATCTGGTGACGATATTACTATGGGTACAAACACTTCTGGTAATTTGTTAGTAGCAGATGGCACAAACTTTAATAGTATAGCTGTAAGTTCCTTGTCCGAGATTAGCACCGCTGCAGATAATGACGTGCTTATAGCAATAGATACGTCAGGTGGTGGGCTAAAGAAAATTACTAGAAGTGCTATTATTGCTGGTACTGGGTCAAGTGGAGACTTAGCGAATGTTGTTGAGGATACAAGTCCTCAGTTAGGCGCGAACCTAGACACTAACAGCCACAATATACTTATAGATGACGCACATTTTATAGGTGATGAAAACGGTAATGAGCAGATAATATTTCAAACTACGTCATCTGCTGTTAATCAGTTTGACATAACAAATGCTGCAACAGGTAACGCACCTGAGATATCTGCAACGGGTGGTGACACTAATATTAGTTTAAAGATAACACCAAAAGGAACTGGTCAAGTCTTAATAGATGGTAATGTTGGTATTGAATCAGGGCTAATTGACTTAAAAAATGCAGGTACAGTATCACAAATAAAATTTTATTGTGAAAGCTCAAATGCTCATGCACAAACACTCCAAAGCGCACCACACTCAGAGAGTGCTTCAAATACTTTAACACTACCTAGCACTGGTGGTAATGTTAATTTAGTTTCAACAGCTTCAACTGCTACTCTTACAAACAAAGGATTTGGGGATAACGTAAGTTTTGGTGATAACAACATTACTAATGTAGGAGACATTGCGTTAGATTCTATCAGCGCAGATGCTACAGATATTAATGTAGCCGTAAGTGACAATTCTGCAACGGCTCTTACAATCAAACAAGGATCAGATGCTTACCTTATTATAGACACTGCAAACTCAAGTGAGTCTGTTTCTATAGGTACAGGTATATCAGGAACCGCTATAGTTATAGGGCATAGCACTTCAGAAACAACTGTTTCAGATAATTTAACAGTTACAGGCGATCTTACAGTTAATGGTACGACAACTACTATAGCAACTACTAATTTAACTGTCACCGACCATTTAATAAAATTGGGACAGACGTATACAGGAAGCGCAAATGATCAAGGCATAATTATTACTCGTGGTGATGGATCAGATAGTAATACAGCTAATAGAGGTTTTATTTGGGATGAATCTGCAGACGAATTTGCCACCGTGTTTGCTAACACAGAAGCAGGGACTACTACAGGTAACGTATCCATAGATGATTATGCAGATATACATGTAGGTAAAATAACAGCAGATGACGCATCGACGTTTTCTGGCGCTGTTACAGCAGCAGCTCTAACAGTAGATGATGTAGCTGTAAACGGCAAAGTCATTACGATGACAGGCTCTAGCAGTGATACCGCTGTGTTTACAGTAGGTACAAATGGTACGTTAAGTATTGTAACAACAGATGCTGCAGCTGCAGCTGCGAACATTCAAATTACAGCAGATGGCACAGCAGAGCTTGCAGGTACTACAGTTACACTAGACTCTGCTGGAGACATAGAACTAGAAGCTACAAATGATATAAATATCCCCGCTAATGTTGGTTTAACTTTTGGTACTGGTGAAAAGATAGAAGGCGATAGCACTGATTTAACTATAACGTCTGGAAATAAAATTAATTTAACAGCAACTACAGATGTACATCTTCCAAATGATGTAGGCATAGTTTTTGGCGATGCTGGCGAGAAGATTGAGGGTGACGGTACAGATTTAACTATATCAGGTAATAAAATTAATTTAGCAGCAGCTACAGATGTAGTTATTCCTGCTGACGTGGGTATTACTTTTGGTACTGGTGAAAAGATAGAAGGCGATAGCACTGATTTAACTATAACGTCTGGGAATAAAATTAATTTAACAGCAACTACAGATGTACATCTTCCAAATGATGTAGGAATGGTGTTTGGAGATGCAGGTGAAAAGATTGAGGGTGATGGTACTAATTTAACTGTAGCTAGTTCTAATAACCTCACTTTAGATGTTGCTAATGACCTAACTTTAGATGTTGAAGGTAATATTGAGATTAATGCAAATGGTGGCACAATTACATTCAAAGACGCTAGTGCTTCTCTTGGAACTATTACTTCTTCAGGATACTCAGGACTTGCTGGAACAGCTACAGCACTAGCAACAGCAAGAACTATTGGTGGAGTATCTTTTGATGGTAGTGCTAACATCAATCTACCTGGAGTTAACACTGGTGGTAATCAAAACACTACAGGTTCAGCAGCAACTTTGACAACTGCAAGAACTATTAACGGAACATCATTTGACGGTTCAGCAAACATTACTTTAGGTACTGGGTCAGTTACTCATGCCATGCTTGCAGGAGATGCAGTTGATGGCGATAATATAGCAGATGATTCGGTTAATTCAGAACATTACGTAAATGGTTCTATTGATACAGCACATATAGCAGATTCACAAATTACTGTTGGTAAGATGGCAGCTAACTCTGTTGACTCGAACCAATATGTAGATGGTTCTATTGATACAGCACACATTGCTGATAATCAAGTTACGCTTGCTAAAATGGCAGGACTTGCTAGAGGTAAGATTATTTATGGAAACTCTAGTGGAGATCCTGCAGCACTTTCTATAGGTAGTAATGGAACAGTGTTAAAATCAGATGGCACAGACATATCTTGGGGGACTATTGCTTCAGGTGTTGCAGCAGATGATATTACAGCGGGGGATTCAAATGTAGAAATTAGCACAAGTAGTGGCACAATTACTATTGATGCAAAAACGTATACAAAATTCGAATATAATAATACTTTAATAGGTGAATTTGGGTATTCGTCTGGCGCTGGCTATTCTTACTTAAATGTTGGTACCTCCACAGCAAACTCAAACGGTTACATCGGGCTTGGAACGGGTCAAGTTGGGTTTTTTGCTGCTACTACTGGGTCAACCGTAGTATGTAGGTCTGGTGGCACTCCATTTTATGTAGATAGACTAGCAAGTGATGGTAGTTTAATAGATTTTTATCAACAAGGTAGTGGTGAAGGGTCAATCTCAGTCAGTGGGTCAACGGTATCGTACAATGGTTTTTCTGGTCTACACGAAAGCTCTGGCATTTCTGATGATATAGCAGTTGGTACTGTTGTTAGTACAATAGATGAGCTTGATGTTTATTCTGATACAATTCTAGATGTTGAGGGGGAAATTAAGGTTAATAGTAAAAAAGGTCGAACAAGGGCAGACCACGCTAAGATTAAAGTATCAGATACAGAAGGCGACAAAAGAGTTTATGGCGTACTTCAAAGATATGATGATAATGGAAAACCTTTAGTAGCATCAGTAGGGATTGGCTCTATTAAAGTTACTGGTGCTTGTGAAGGTGGAGATTTGCTCGAAAGTAATGGTGATGGCACCGCTAAAGTACAGTCTGATGATGTTATTAGGAGTAAAACTATAGGTAAAGTAACGATTAGTAATAACACAACTAGTGTAAAGCTTGTGTCTTGTGTTTTATATTGTGGATAAAGGATAATAAAATGGCTAAAACAAAAACAATAGACGAAAATGTGGTAAATATTGATGGTAAAGGTTATAAAAATGCTGATCTTAACAACCAACAAAAATATCTTATAGCTCAATTAAAAGACCTTGGCGCTAAAGCAGGAAAATTAAGGGCTGATTTAGACCAAATTCAAAGAGCCTCTGACAGTTTTCAAAAAGATTTATTAGATTCTTTTAAAGAAAAAGCTGAAGAAGTTTTAGATGAGAAGGCTAGCTAATGAAATTAGAAGACGTTAACACAGCTCTAGAGGTACATAAAGCAGTGAGTGAAGAACGTTGGACTGAAATATTAGGGCGTGTTAAGCGCTTGGAGATGGTGTTAATAGGGGCAAGCGGGACGACAATAATACTATTGATCTCTCTAGTAGTAAAGGCATGATGGATGGTTCTTGGAGACATAGTAACTGGTATCCAACTTGTCAAAC